TTCCCGCCCCGGTGCGATGCCCCTGCCGGGCCTCGGCCTGCGTCATCCGGCGCTCTGCCATCGGCCCCACGGTGGGAACCCAGCGGCCACCCTCCAGGAATCCGGGAACCTTGCCCCTCAGCTCCGGCGCAATCCCCGTATTTTTGGCATCAGCGGGAATGACGCGCTGCAACCGCCATTCAAGCCTCTTCCAGAAACGTGGCCAGGGATCCGGCATCGGCATGGGCATCAGGCTTTCGCATAACGCGTTCCACACCCACCGGTAGCCTTCAGTGGGAACCCCGCTGCCCAGGAGGGGACAGCGCTGACAATCCTGACATACTCTTCCACCGATCCGAACCCCTTCTCCACTTCAGAAATCGGTTCGTCATGAATGCTGAGCACGGGCCAATAGCGGGCTGCCTCAAGGGCAAGAAGCGCGTGCCGCAGGAAGTCCGCGCACATGCCCTGGATGACGTTCTCGAACAGCTTGCCGCCCCATGTGACTTCCTTGCGCCATTGCTTGGTGACGCCATCAATGCCCCAGTAATGCAGCCGGTGCCGGTAGTCTGGTACTTCGCCATCATAGGCTTCGAGGTCTTCCGGGGTGGCTTCGATGCTCGGGTGCCGGTACCAGATCAACCGCCCCGACGGTAGGCGGCATTGCAGCCACCGGTCCTTGCAGCGATAGGTGAAGTGCCTCGCCTTGATCTCCTGACCGGGTTGCCTAACAGCCCTGCAGGCAGCCCGCTCCAGTTCCTTCCAGAATTCTACGACCCTGCCGTTGCGCTCGCGCCAACCATAGACGGCCTTCCTGCAGACCTCATCAGGCAGGATAACACCGCCTTTCTTCTTGCAATTGCGCTGGAAAGCTTTCCATCCCATCCCGTACCCGCAACCGAGAACTGTCTCTTTGCCGACGAATCGAGGGATGATGTCCTTCTTTGTCTTGTGCAGGACCGACACTTCCTCGGCAGAAATTCCGAAGATTGCCGCGCCCATTTCCTCATAGACCGGTCCATCATCGGCAAACAGCTTCAGAATGTCTTCCTGGCTGGCGGCCCAGACGCAGCCGCGCGCCTCCACGTTTGCAAAATCGGCGAAGTAGAGCTGGCAGCCGGGAGCGGCGATCACGGCCCCCCTCATCATGCGGGACACCACATCGAACGGCGAGCCCCAGACCATCTCGAAAGCCGGATCGCTCATGGTCCGCATGTCATGGTATGCTTGATCCCAACCGCCTGGCTCGGTCACGCCGCGGCGCACGAGGTTCTGGAGCTGGATGCCGCGGCCAGCCCAACGTCCGGGGCTGGCCGCGTGGTATTGCAAGTTCCCCCGGGCGCGTCCTGTGGGGGCCTGCAATCTGAATTTGGCGAGCTTTTTCAGGCTCGATTTGCCGGCTTCGAGCCGCAGCTCGAAAGCTTCGCGGACGGCGACGGGCAGCTCACCCTCCAAGAGATCCTCCAGGCCCTCCTTGTCGGATGCTTCGCTTTCATATTTCTCGCCGCTGCGCCGCGTCTTTTCGCGGGTCTCGAAGACGATGCCGCGCGCCTTCGCGAAATCCTTGAGCCGTTTGAGCTGGGTCACTTTCTCGACCGCCCCTGCGGTGATCGCCTTCATTCTGGCGTCGGCGCGCCTGCCGGCGCGGGCTATGAAGCCTTCAGCGCAATCGATGAACGCGCGATCGATCTGCACGCCCCGGTTATTCATGACCTGATCCAGTAACCATACCGGTCGCTCCTGGTCCTGTAAGGGCCGCAGAACGCGGTCGACTTCGATCTCGGCCCGGACATCCTCAACGCAGTATCGCGTCAGACGCGCCATCCGATCGGCATCGTCGAGCCAGTAGACGCCGTTGGGGCTTTCATCCTTTCTGGGCTTCCTAGGCCTACACATCTGCAGCATCAGACGATGCCCCTCCCGGTCTTTCCCGACTGGCAGGTTCAACACTGTGCACAATGTATCCAGATCGAGAGGGAGCGCCTGCACGGCGGCGCGTGCCATCGTGCAGTCGAGCTGTTCCAGTTTCGGCTGCGGCCAATCGATCGGACGAAAGTGATCGATGGCAGCTTCGAAAGCGGCATTATGCCCGATTACAGGGCAGCCCTTGCGAATGAGATCATTCACAATTTTTGGAAATTCATCGCCGCGGTACCAGACGATCGGCTCCGAATATTCGCCTCTGGACCACTCGATGATCCAAACGGCCACCAGGACTTCGGTGGACGGATGCGCCGCATAGACGTGCGCGCCGACGTCCTTCAGGTTGACGATGGATCGGGTTTCGTAATCGCGGAACAATTTGGGATACATTCTCTGGTTATCCTTGCGTAACCGGCAATGTCGTCCCAGTGATCGTGGTGATTGGGGTCGCCCGCGAGAATGCGCCCCAATTTATGCAATATCATCTCGACGCCTTCACGCTGGGTATCGCTCAAATTGTGCCAATTGTGGCTATCATAAGCGATTTCCTTGAAGCGCTGCGTGATTGCAGCATGACAGCCGAAGTTGCCATGTTGCTTCCTACGCTCTTGTAAGAGCTTGTCGAGGTCTACCATTCGTTGTCGCCGTCGGGTTTCCGTTTTGGCGCCGCCACTCCACGCTCGTAGTCGTCGCTCTGCCCGGACCATTCCTCGGTTGCGTTCTCGAAATCTTGCTCAGGCTTGCTGCGGCCGACGCCGAAATGACTGTCATGTTTGAGCAGCTGCACCGAGACCAAGCCAAAAGTGACGCCACTGCTGGTCGGTCCCGGATAGTAGTAGGCTTGCAGCACCGCCTTGGCCCACCTCCCACCGTAGATTTCTCTCGGGTCTGTTATTCTGGGGAATATCCCGTCCCCATTTTTCACGGGACCGACGACATAAGGTGCCACCTTGTCGGAGCAATTGGCCCGGACCATGATCCAACCATCCCAGTCCCCATCAAGCGGCGTCTTGGCCTGCGAATTGAATTCTCCGAAATCCCGCAGCACATCCTTGGGGGTGCGCCCAAGGCGCGGCCAGTCCTTCCTATTGTCGCCGAATTTCATCGTCACCGCCGCAGTCAGAGCATCCCTGAACGGCGTCATGTTCGTCTTCGGCGGAAACAGCATTTCGACGCCATAAGTCCGGCGCTCAGTGTTCCCTTTGAAACCCGCGCGGGGCTCTAGAAGATAGGGGAAGCTCATGCGAAATTCGGGTGTTTTGACTTTGCGGAGATCTTCTTGCATTTGTGCCATGTGATGTTTTCCTTATTTATCATTTAACTTCGTTGCTTGGTAAGTTATGATCATACGTTGATCGACGACCTTGCCAGGATAGAGACCACCGTCGAAGTAGACGACCAGCACGGCATCCCCAATTTTTGCATCGGATGGCCGGACTTTGTCGATATCAATCCAATCGAACGGGTGATCGGTGTCTTCCCATTTGATCTTCAGTTGGCGGTTCAACGTTCCTTTGCTCATATCAACCGTGGATGATCCTTGTGCCATATGATGTTTTCCTTATTGTGTGTGCTCTCAGTTGTAGTCTTCCTCTGGTGATTTCATTGCCTCCGGATGCGGATTATCGCTTCTCACCAGCGTCTTCCCCGACGGGATGGATGGACAGAGCGCTCTGAAGTCTGGATTTTTCCGAAACTTCGGTAGCAGAAGCTTTTCAACTTGCGCTGGCGATTTCAATGATGTTTCAAAAATGTCGGTGTCGTCAAGTCCCCAGACGTATCGAAGTTCACGTTCCACTCGTTTTTCATCGATCCATCGGCGCCGCCCTTGCTTATCCACGAGTTTCCATCCCGGAAGGCCTTCAGGGCCAGCGGCGATCGCATGCGCATGGGTGCGCACGGCGGCGATCCACTCCTCGATGAGATCGATTGCCGCCAATGCTTCGGCCAGTTTCTTAACGCTCAGGAGAGCCGGATTTGCATAGTCCGATTGCACGGTATCGAAGGCCTTGTCGGCAACGGCGGGGCATTCCGCCAGCGCGATGCAGAATCGGCAATGGTTTCCCGGCACGAGTTTGGCGTCTGGTTTTTCGCATTCAGCCGCGGCTTTAAGCAGTTTGTCCCTGAATGTGTGCAGTTCCCCATGATGAGCATGCGTTCTCCGAACCGGCCCATCGCGGTGCCATCCCCTAGGCTGCACCAGCACCAGCTCGATGCGGTTTATCGGCTGCTTTGCATTGTGCAGCGCGCCGAGAGCATAGAATGCGAGCTGAGCGTTCAAGTTGTCCTTGGTATCCCTGACTTCGACGATTTGGCCTCTTCCCATCTTCAAATCATAGACCATCATGTTTCTGTTGAGAGTGATCAGGACAGCGTCGCTGGTTCCCCAGAACATCGAATGAAGGTCCGTCATTCTGAATTTCATTTCGATTTCCAGTCTACCGCCGAATTCCTCGTGATCATGTCTGACCGTGTCGATATAGAGCTGCACGCCTTCGATGACCGATGAATCTAGCCTGCTCCAGTCGTCATTGTCGCGAGCAACCTCGTTGGCGTCGCATTTGTCCAGTAAACACTTGGCCGCGAGCGCATGCGCCGCGGTTCCTTCCTTTGCCCATGGGCTTTCCTCGGGGGACCCATGCTTTTCGACCCATTCCCGCGCCAATCGGACCGAGCCGGGACAGGCCATCCAGCGATGCGCGTTCGAAGCACCGAACGGCGAATGCATTGGTGTTTCTAGCATGCGAGTGCTTCCATGAGCCTTCGATAATCGGTGGAATTAACGTCTTTGAGAGCCGCCCCTTTAACGCCCGAGACATCGGCGATGATTTCGCGGGCTTTGACCATGCCATTCTGCTCGGCGTATTTCTCCAGGGCATCGATGACTTCACTGCGGGATGGAGGAGGCGGCGGAGACGGCGGAGACGGCGGTGGCGACGATGGGACCACGGCCGGCGCCCCGTTCGGCGCTGCCGCAGCAGCCGGAGCTGCGGTTCTCGGGGGCCGGCCGCGGCGCGGTTTTACTTCAGGTTCGCTTTTCAGCGGCTCTTTCGTCGATTCATCTAAAACGACATTGACAGAATACCCATCCTTGCTGAACCGGCGGCGTACTTCGGTCAGAAGAGCATCGGTGTCGAAACGCTCCAGCGACATGGCGGTTGGGACCTCGGTTGGAGTCGCCTGTAGATTATGCAGAATTCTGTTCAGTGTTGATTCGTCTTCGGTTTTGATCGTTATCTTCAGCATCTGTCATCTCCCATTGCGCGAAAATCCTGTCTATTGCCGCCAGCAGCGCCGCGCGCCACGCCTCCGGACCGCGCCGCTGCTCGGCCATGATCCAATGCAGCTTTTCCAGGCTCGATGGCTTTCTCATTCCGTCCTGCTTTGTATTTCATACATAGCCTGCACTATGGCATCCATCTTTTCGCCAAGATGCACGCCGAACGCTTCAAGCGCACCCATCTGAGTAGCGGCGTTGCCATTTCCAAGATATTTTATTTCATAAGCCACGCGAAGAAGCGCAGCTGCTATTGCGTATCTCGGCTCGTTATGGTCTTCCGCCAATTCCCATAGTTTATCTTCCGTCATGGCTGCGCCCCCTCTCAAAACATCTGCGATATCATCGCCGTCTTGCGGGCCAGTGCTCTCTGGACCAGTTCATCGATGGTCCCCGCGAGATAGCAGAACCGCACATAGACCTTGCTTTTCTGACCCCGCCTGTAAACCCGCGACAGCGCCTGATCATTGTCTCCGGGGGCCCAGGAGCTTTCAACGAAGACGACATTGGATCCGGCCTGGAGGTTTATGGATGAACCCGCCGCGGTGATCTGCCCCAGGAAGACCCTGCATCTGGGATCGTTCTGGAAACGGTCGATCTGATCTTGGCGCTTGGCCCCTTCGATGTCGCCGTGAATCACCGCGGGCTTATGTTCCGCCAGAATGCGTTCGAGCTTGGCGAGCGCTTCACGATGCCACGCGAAGACGACCGTTTTCGGCGCGCCGCAATCGAGTTCCTCATTGAGCGTCAGGCCAGCACGGATGGCTTTGAGGACCGAAGTCTGACGCCGTATCGCTGCCAGCGATCCGGCATGCGCTTCGATCTTTGCGAGATAGGTCGAGAGCGTCGCCTTGTCGAAGCGATCGATATTGCCGGGACTGCCGTATTCCTTGACCAGAGACCCCAGGAGTTCCGGCAGGTCGGGTATAGGACTGCTTCCGCCCGTGATCTCGCAATCGAGCGGCCATGATGTCGATATCAACGGGGGAAGATCCAACACATCCCTGCGTTTCAGAACGCTGATGACCGGCCCCAGGCGCGCCTTCAGCTCTTCCAGATTTCTGGCGCCGATGATCCTTGGGCCGAATGGAGTCTGCTCGATCTCGCAGAAGCCTGCCTCGAACTCCCATTGCGCCATGGTGTGGCCGTTGTACTGCATGCGCTCGGGCCATAGCCGGCTGGCATGCGTATACAACTCGCCCGGATGATTCGGCATAGGGGTGCCGGTCGCGAGCCATACTTGTTCGGCGCGATCGGTGAGAATCGATCCCTGATGCTTTGGCATGGGCCCATAGACATGTCGCGTGCGTTTCGCGTTTGGCGTTTTGAGTGCATGCGCCTCATCCAGCACCAGCGTTCCCCACTTCCTGCCGGTCAATCGGCTTCGGATGTATATGTTCAAGAGCTTATCGTAGTTGCATATGACGATATCGGATTCCGGATCCATCGGATCTTGTCCGTAGAACACCTGCACCTTGGCTGGCATGGTCGTGCACGTCTTGATCTCGCGGCGCCAGTTCTCTCTGGCGCTGGCGAGGCACATCACCAGAAGCGGCCCGCGGCATCGGGTCTGCTCCCAAGCTTGAATTAATGGAGCCGTTTTGCCGACGCCCATTTCCCACGCCAGCATCGCCCGCGGTCGTCCTAGAAGCCAGGACACCGCATCCTGCTGATACTTGTCGAGATTCATCTGCTTCTCATGTGTCCCTGAAAAAACGAGTTGGGCTCCAGAAACAGCCCCATGTCACGGGCGAGACGGCACAGTCTGGGAATGTGAATTGATGGCACAAGGCCCCCGCAGCCCTTGTCTCTTGGCATGCTCCACCGGCTCACGGCCCCCGGCGTCAAGCGCAGATGCCGGGCGACAGCGGTAGGGCCACCTAACATATTTACGATCGATTGCGCGGGCTCCATTTGACTTGACTTTATCTCATCAGCGTGATTTATGTTCATAACTGAAGCAGGAGAAAACGTCAATGACCACGGAAATGTGGCGGGAACTGATGCGGGCTCGCGTCGCCAAGATTGAAGAAGCTCGCGCTGCTGAACGTGTTCTTCGAGAACGCATTTTTTGGGGCCTGCTCACAGGTTACGCCGCAATGATCGCAGCAGGGGTCCTGTTGCTGTCGCGGTAACAATGCGGCGTGGCGAGGCGAGGCTTGGCAAGGCGTGGCCAGGCATGGCGGGGCAGGGCCAGGCGAGGCGAGGCAAGGCAAAGCCAGGCTAGGCACGGCTCGGCAAGGCGAGGCATGGCTGGGCGAGGCACGGCACGGCAGGGCAAGGCACGGCTTGGCCGGGCGCGGCAGGGCACGGCTTGGCTCGGCTCGGCGCGGCGGGGCAAGGCAGGGCAAGGCAGGGCTCGGCAAGGCGCGGCGAGGCGCGGCAAGGCCAGGCGGGGCAGGGCGGAGCACGGCTGGGCATGGCAGGGCAGGGTAGGGCGGGGCGGGGCATGGCGCGGCGGGGCCCGGTGAGGCACGGCCGGGCGCGGCGTGGCAAGGCGGGGCACGGCAGGGCACGGCCGGGCAAGGCGTGGCTGGGCAGGGCAAGGCAAGGCAGGACTAGGCACGGCTTGGCGGGGCGAGGCTCGGCACGGCTGGGCAAGGCGGGGCAGGGCGGGGCGAGGCAAGGCTGGGCAGGA